CTACCTTGCCTAATTTCTTTTCCATCCATTTGGTGTGATAATGTGGGTTTTCAGTCATAACAACCATGTGGCATGTAAAACATAAAGCACTAACATTTTTTTCATCCCACCTTAATGCTTTATTCCTTCTTCCAAAATAGTGTGAAGCCTGAAGCCTCTTAACACCCTTAACCTTTTTACAATGTTCACAAATCCCATTAGCTTTGTTTCTTATATAAAGGCTAAACAACCTATCTTCTTCTGACAACTTTATTTTCATAATACTAATCTAAAAGTTGCAGGCTGTTTACACAGCTTACAAATATCCTCACCTTCTAGCTGACCATTACAGCATCTGCTAAGACTTTGAGCCTGCTCCCATCTGTTTGGAAATGGTTTTCTAATTGGTCTTTTTCTTTTTAGTCTGCTTTTTTGTTGTGCTATTTTTTTTCTGTCTATCATTATCTACGACCTTTTTAGTCCTATTAAAAATCCTTTCAAAGTTCTTGTCATATTTTTCTCTATCAACTGGTCTTGGTTTATCACCCTTGCCATTAGTCTCCACCGTATGTCTCACCTATTTGTCCATAAGGGTTATCTTTGTTTTTTCTTTCCCTATCCAGTTGCTTCTTTTCTTCATGTATTTTTTCTAGCACCTCTATTTCATCATTAGGCTGTTTGTCTAGCCCATCCAGCAACTGCTGAGACTTTTGCATAGTAAGTTTCCTAGAATGTATAAAACCTGATTTTGTCATTAATACAAAATTAGTTCCCCACTTTTTAATTAAATCAAATTCGTCTCTATCAACCTTTAAAATTACCTGTTCCTTCATATTATTGCTCCCTTCTTTTTGGTAGTAGCCTTGCCTTACAGCATCTACTGTCTTGCCAAATTTCTCTATTATCATAAAATTCATATTTTCCACACTTATAACAATATCCAATATTAAATCCACCAGTCTCTTTCTTAAAGTCAGCCAGTGAATATTTTGAAGAACCTTTTGTATTCTTTTTATTTCCATTAGAATTTCTGCACCAATTTCTTGCAAAAGCTTCATAGTCCTTATATCTCTTTCCTGACTGCTTTAAATAATCAATCATTTTTTCTATTTCATAATCAACATCTACAGCACTGCCAAACTTTTTTTCTAGCTCAGGCTTGTATGCTTCAAGTGTTTTAATAGACTTAGACTCATCACTTAAAGGTTTTGTTTCAATCTGTGTAAAACTCATTGTCTCAGGGTCTAACAACCCCTGATTAATTAACCTATCAATGACAGCCTTCTGAGGTCTCACATTTGGGTTTAGTGTTTCCAGTCCCCCATACTGATAATCAATAAATGTTTTTACCCAAATCTTAGCACTGTCCTCATATAAAACTATTCTATCTTCAAAGTGTTTAAACAGGTTAAAATATTTTTCTTCAGAATAGCTAACCCTTAAATGAAAGTTAAATGAATCATGGTCAAAATCAATAATACCAGCATGGTCACATTTTGTTATTAGATAAAGCCACAGTGCTTTTGTTTCAACACCCAGCTTCCTAAACCAAGCCTTGTCCCATATCTTAGTCTCTATATATCTCTTAGCCACTTTTATTCTCACTTTTCATTTCATTAATAATGAAGTCTATATAGGGCTGTCCAAAATTTCCCTGTATAAATTTTCCCATTCTTGTGTTTAAATGACACTTCTTAAATTTTTTTCCACTCTCACAAGGGCAGGGCTGGTTTCTGTTAATTTTCACTCTTTAATCCCACATGCTTTTCATATTGTTTTTTACTCATTACTGAATGATACCACCACCAACCATTTCCATTCTGTTTAAACAGTTCATTTCTGTCTTTTATATATTTTGGGTCATTTAGTCCCTTGTATGGAAACTCCTTCCTGTTTTGCCAATCATATATATAAGAAGGATGTTTCATTCCGTTTTTCCTATTGCATCTTTTAAATGTTTAACCCTAACCCCCAGCACCTCAGCTTCGTTTTCTATCACCTTAAAATCTTTTTCATTAAATATTCCATATTTATCATATTTTGTAATTTTTTCTAAAATAATTGAAAGCTCAGATGTTATTCTATTTAATTTTGCTTTTGGCTTCACTTGTCTTTGTCCATATATCTTTCTTTTAATAGTTGTAGATATTTTTCAGCCTTGTTTAAATCTTCAAGACCATTTTTAAATTTATGCCTTACAATATATTTTATTATATTTCCTTCAGCAAAACTTAGTCCATGAGATTGGGCAAACTTGGTAACTTCAATGCCCTTTGTATAATAGCTTGGGTTTATTGGGTCTTTTTTCAAGTTGCCTTCTTGTGCTTGGTTTGTTGGTATTTGGTCATCTTTAGCCAGCATATTTCAAGTTTCCTTGTTGTTGTATCCCCACTTGTTATCATTCCACAGTATTCTGTTTTCATTTCCTTTGTTGGCTTCCCATAGTCTATGACATGAGTACAGTGTGGGCATATTCTGTTTATTATTGAACATTTGTCAAACATATACTCTAAATAAATGCGTAAGGTCAAACCACATTTCTAGTTCTTTTTTATCCCTTTTGAAACTTAGAGTATAAAGTTTTGAGGGGCAGGAAAACACTCCAACCAAAGCTGGAGCTGAAACACCCCCACCCCTCTGCACTTCCTGATGGAGAACAGAAAGCAAACCTAAGCCCCCTTCATTAGTGTGGCATGACCCTGAATAAGTTCCTCAATCAAATTACTTGCCTGCTGTTTGCTCATTTCTTTTACACTTAATCCAGTTGTCTCTGTTTTTTTATCAACCTTCTCCAACTCTTTTATTGCCCTGCTTTCTCCAAAATCCTTCATAAAATCTTCTCTGAGTTTATGAATGTAATTATGTTGGGGCTGAGTGGAAGGGACAGAACCATTTTTCATGTTTGGATTATGTCCAGTTATAACACCTTTTTTCTGTGGTGCTTTTGCTGGTTTTGATTTTGTTGGCTGTGCATCATCATTTGGTAAATCCTCACCAGCATAGATATATAAACCCAAACCATGTAAAGCAATAGCCTTAGCCAAACACCTCATGATTGAAGTATTAACCTGAAAGCTGTTAGGCTCATATATGGTTTCATTCTTATTGTCCAAAACTGGATGAACCTGTGTCCTAGAAACACCATCAACTGTGACAGTAACTTGAACAAATGCACCTGCTTGTGATTGACTATAGGGCTGTCTATTTCCCTCTAGTCCCCACTCATGAACTTCCCATATTGATTCAGGGAAATGTTTGAGCAATACACTCACAGCCCAAGCCCAAGACAAATAAGTAAATCTGCCCTTTTGTTCTGTGTGTCCTGAAACATCAATAGAGCTTAATGTTTCAAATACACTTTTTTTCTTTTGTGTTGCCATCTATCTTTTCCTTTTTGTTTTCTTTGAAAATCTTTTTAGGCTTACCACTTTCCTCAATCTGTTTAAACAACCTACCAAAAGCTGTCATCATTTTTTTATCTGTATCACTGAGCATTAGCAATAAGGCTGTTAACATCTTCATGCTTCATCCCTAGTGCTGTTGCTAGAGAACCCACATGACCTGACTGCCAATTCCTTTTATTTGTTAATATCAAAGACAACATTGATTCTGATATGTTCATTTGTTCTGCCAGCCATCTTTGTTTGATTCCGTTCTTATCTAAAAACTCCTTCATACCCATTCCGTCTTTAGCAAAATAAACTACTGACCTGTTTTTCCAAACCATCTTTGGTTCTCCTTTTTTTATTTTTTTATTATCTGAGCTTTTGTTTTTTGTAATGTCTATTGCTATCATAAGTTGTCTGACCTTCCATGTTGTATAAGTTTTGCACCTTCTTCCCAATATGGTTCTATCATTACATTATACTGAAATAAAATTACATCATTAACAAAATTAATTATATTTGGTCTTGATTGCTGATAAAGTCCATCTTCTGTTTCATCATTTAAAAGTTGCATGACAATTAAATTTTGTCTATAACTAAGCTTATCAGTGTCATCATCCATAATCATTTTATTAGTAATGCAATCACCCTGATTGATTAAAAGCCATTGCACATTCCTGTATCCTTCAATACCCATTTGCCATGATGTGTCAATTTGGATTGTGTAGCCAAGTTTTTTTTCATCTAATTGAACCCTAACCTTTTTACGCTTTTCAATTTCTCTATAGGTTCTCAGTTGAACTATACTATTAACTGTTTGTAACATTATAATATTTCCCCACTAGTTGCAATCCATGTATAATAACTATTAGCACTTGATTTTCTACAATCCCATGTATCTAATAAAACACCATCTTTTAAACAGGTAAAGTGTCCATTAATCTGAATTAAATAAACACCAGTCATAGGAAATTGTCCTACTTTCAACTTTCTATTTCTGCTGTTTCTCATGGGCTTGTTTTTTGTCCAACCTTTTCTTGTTAAATATTCTTCTACACATTTCCAACTGTTTGGCAAAATTAACATTTCCCAGCTAAGGTTTAACAACTCTTGAAAGGTGTGTTTGTAATCCTGATTAAGTCCGTTTGAAATAGCTCTAATAACACAGTCACCAACTAAATCTTTTTTGTACTTAACTGATTTATATTTTTCTCTACCACCAAATGATTTTTTAAATTTCATAATATTTCTCCATTTGTTTCATTTGCAAAAGTTACTTAACAAAATAAATAAGATGCAACAATTTTTTTACACACCATTATTATTATTAATATAATATCTATATTTTTATAATATTTATAGCTGTTAGGTAACAGTTAATAAAGTGTTAAATACTTAAAATTATTAGGGAATTTTGGGAAAATGCTTAAACTTTTTAAGTTTGGGCAAAATCCCTTTTAAGGGGGTTAATTTATACTATATATTGTAAAGTTAGTTTGACATACTTGTATTCAAAAAAATCAAAAAACTAAGAATTTGGGGCAAATTTGGGATTTTATAGAGAAGGCAAAAATGGGCAAAAAAAGGGCTTTTTGACCCTAATTTAGTTTGAATATCAAACCCCATAAAATGCCCCAAACCTAAAGATTTAAAGTTCCTCAAATGAGAAAGTAATGGAATAAACTTGATAAGCAACTTCTGTAAACTCAAATGAGTCCTGCAAAAATCTTACATTATAACTATAATTGGAACCGTCTTCAGAAAAATAAAAAGCATTTTTTCTGCCTTCCGTATATTCAAAAAGGGCTTCTAGTCTTGACTTGTCTGTAGCATCTAAATGGGTATATTGTAAATTCCAACTGCGTTTTCTACCCCACTTTTCAATGGTGTAGGCTGTGTTATCATAAGCCCTATTTACAGTTATGCCATTATAATTTCTACCATATCTAACACCAACTTGGGGATTAGTGTCAGGTGTATAACTACCATTTCCAGTTCCATCACTTGCACTGGCAAATTTTGCTGAGGTTACTGCCATAAGATTATTCCTTTAATTTTTTCTGTTTCAGTCTGTTTAAACACCTTATTCATCTCCTAGCCAATATCCAACAACACTAAGCTTTCCTATAGTTCTTTTTAATTCAGTTACTAAAAAACCTACATTGTCACCTGATACATTTTTTCCATAGACATAACCAATATCTGAAAACTGGAAAACATCACCAACTTCCATATAGTAATATTTAGGGTGTAAAACATCAAAGCTTACTACCATTCTTGGTTCTCCATAATGTGCAAACCTTTTATCCTTCCAATTTGAAATACCTGTAGAATCATTTAATATATTAAAATTTAATTCTTGCACATTCTCATTTGTTTGTGTTCCAAAATTATATCTTGTTCTTGGGTTTGTATTGGTCACTGTTGAAATTGACTGCCACTCACCTGTGGCTGGATGTGGGTTATAATTTAGTTTCATTTTAGTTATTACATCAGAGCTTGGTGTTATTTTAAATTTTATATTTGCTATTTCAGCTTTGGCAAAGTCTAAGTTTCCACCACTTGTGCTTGTCTTTGCGTTTGAAGAAGGGTGTGGGTCTATATATTTATAATTGCCCTGACAGTCCACCCTAAAAATAAAATTACCTTCAAACTGGCACTGATTCATTAGGGCTTGCAAGCTCTGTATTTTAAATGTGCTATGATTGACTGCATAATTTGACCTTGCAGAATCTAGGGTTGACCAATTTGTAGGGGCTGAAGTTATTCCACCAAACCTATAAACTAAATCTCTGTGCATATCTACTATGGTTGTTAAGGCTGTGCTGGTTGCCCAGCTTTGTGTGTATCCATCAGCTCCACAATATAAATAATCCAAGCCTAGAATTTCCCTCATCCCTGATTGAAGATTATTATTTGACTGTGAAACATCTACAGATTGAACACAGCTTATTCTAATATCATAAATTGTTGCATAGTGTAAAAAAGTTCCAGTCCCACTATGTTCTTCTAATAAAGATTCAGTCCTAAGTGCTAATTGTTTTGGAAAACCATCTAAGGTACTAACATTTGCTGTTAAGGTTTGTGTAATAATTGAACCACTTACCCCTGAGCTATCACCTGAGCCAGCTTCTGTAATTTCAAGCTGGTTTGTAGTTTTATTCCAAACAGAATTATTATCTGCATCTGAAAAATCATTATCATCTAATCTTGCGTTTAGCCTTACGATTGCATCACCACCCCAACTTACAGCATCTGAGATTGTTCCATGTAGTTTATATGCAACTACAATAGTGTAAGCAGTGGGTCTTCCTGAATATTGTGGAAGGTCAAAAACACCAACATCATTATTGTCTGTAGATGTGGGTGTTCCACCCCCTGAAATTGAGTCTGTTGCCTGTTGTGAGGTTGCAAAGTTTGAGGTATCATCTGCACTGGTATTATTAAAAGCGTTGTCTGTATTTGTCCACCCACTTCCTGAATCAGTAGAATAGGCTATGGGCTTTTGCTTTGCAGACCTAAACAATCTAAAATCTGCAAAAGATATATTTATTCCATTGTATGATTCACTGGCAGAATCAACAGCACCACCTGAGCTTGTTCCAATAGCTATAAACTCATCTAGTGCTTCATCATACACATGGGGCTGTGCATCTGCAGAAATGGTGCTATCCCTTAACAAAGCCCTAACCAAGTGCTGTCTTCCCTTATCTAATATTGGAGCTTTCCAAAGTGCTTTTGATGTTGAATAGGCTCCAAATGTGTTTGGGGTGTAGGCTCCATAAGTAATTGGAGCAGGTATATTTTCCTCAGTGTCTCTAGTTACTGGAATCATAATATGGTCAAATGGATTATATGCACTTATTTGAAGTCTAATCCTTTTGTTGCCCCAATCAATATCTGTTTTGCTTAATCTTCCTTCAAATATTTTTAAACATTTTGCAATGTCATCTGAATCATTAAGCATTGAATAAATTTCCACTTTTTGATTTATATAATATCTGCTACCACTATTTTCATAAAATTCCCCTGAAAAATAATTTGCATCATTAGACAGGTCAAAGGTTGAAACACTTGTGGGAAAATCAACACAGTCAAGGGTTACATTTCCAAAGCTTGCTGTGTATGATTTTAAGTCTATTTTTTCTCTTATTGTGGGTGCTTTTGTAATACAGGGTGTGTATTCTACTGAATTTATAGTTGCTTCAGTTCTCATACTAATTCCAACAGTCCCATTAGCAGAAGCATTATAATAATGTAAAATAACTAAATAGTCTTCAATCATTCCACTTGCTAGTGCTGAAGTATAATCAGCATGTGGTTGGCTTAATGCCATTAGCTAAGGTTCCTTTCTTGGCTTTCTTTAATTGTTGGAACAATAAAATCTTTTACAAAATCTTCATTGGTAACTGGAGCATTAAAAACAATATTCATTCCACCACCGTTTTTTCCAGCGTTCAACTCTGAAAGGTTATTAATCCCTATATTTTGGACAGCTTCTTTATTTAAAACAAACTCCCCCCTTTCTAGCATTGCAGGCACTCTGTCACCTCCACCAAATCCTTCAATAAATCCACCCTGTCTTAGTTTAATTCCCTTAGCCTGACCAATAGCCCAATCAATAGCCTTAGTTCCAGCAACTGCTGTTGCCCCAGCTAGTGCAATATTTAAGGGAAATGGCTGAGACTCAAAAACACTTCTTACCAAGCTGGCAAGGGCATTACTAGCTTCAGCTCTAACCTTTTTTTCTAGGGCTTCTTCAGCATTGTTTGAGTTTGCTATAAGTTGGTCTATTTCATCTTTTCTTCTCTTTTCATCGTCTTGAGCTTTTTTCTTGTCTTCCTTTGCTTGTTGCTGACCCAATTTTAAGAGCTGTATTTTAAGCTGTAATCTTTTTGCTTCTGAAATGTTTAAACGGTCTGCATTTTCTAGCTGAAACTCTATTGCTTCTTGTTCTGCTACCCTTGCACTTTCACCAGCCTCCAACATCTCTAGTTTTAATCCAAGTATTTGAATTTCTGCTGTGGCAATTTCAAAAAGTTTTGTTTTGTTCTCAATATCTTTGGGGTCTGTTTCATCTACCCTAACCTTGTTGGCTTCATCTGCTTCAGCTCTGACACCTTTTAGGTCTAGCTCTGCCTGTTCTAGTTCTCTTCTTTTCTTTATTGCTTCTGTTTGGGCTTCGTTATCTTGTTTTAGGGAATCTATTTTTTCTTGTATTGCATCCCTTTCCTCTTGTGCGTTTAATATGCTTTTACCAGCTTCCCTATTAAAGCCCATCATTGTAAAGTTGACCTTTTCTTGGGAATCAAACCTTCCCCTGTTTGCTTCTATAACTTTTTCTTCTGCTTCCCTTAAAAGTTTTTCCTGCTCTATAAGTTCTTTTGTATTTGATTTTTGTTTTTCTATGGCTTCATTAATTGTGGGAAGATTCTCTGCTCCCATCTTAGCCTGCTCTAAATTTAATTCTGCAAGCTCAGTTCTAAGGTCTAGTGTATTTCCACCCAACTCATCAATATGTCTAATAGCTGTTTCAAGTGGGCTTTCATCCATCAGCTTAAACATTTCAGCCAGCCCACCTATTGCATCAGTCATTACATCTGTTGCACTTTTTAAAGCAGTGTCAAATGTATCAAAGAAGGCTATTCCTAAATCCTCACTAGCAGACTGCATAATTTTAAATTTTGATTCTAGAGTATCAAGCATTTCTGTTGCCATAATCTGACCTGTGCCAGTAGCATTTTCAAACTCTGTTGCTAAGTCACCTATTGTGCCTGTGCCTTCAAGTAAAATACTAAAAGCTGAAACTGCCCTTTTATCTACAAGCTTTAGCATGTCCTCTGTGGATTTTCCTGAATCTTTTAAAGCTTGCAAGGCTTCTTCTAACTCTTCCACACTGCTTATTCCTGTCCCCAGCTCTTTTGACAGCTTTGATGATGAATTAGTTAGGTCAAGCATCATGGTTCTTAAAGCTGTTCCTGCCATAGAACCACTGATACCTGCATTTGCAAGGGTTCCCAAAATTGCAGTGGTGTCTTCCAAAGAAAATCCTGCCACACTTGCAACTGGTGCAACAAATGACATAGAGTTAGAAAATTTTTCCATGTCTAAAGCTGTCCTTGAAAAACTCAAAGCCATCACATCAGTCATTCTTGTGGTCTCACTAGCCTCCAACCCAAAGGCTCTTAATGTAGCACCAGCAACACTAGCTGATTGACCCAAATCAAGCCCAAAAGCAGTTGATAAATTTAGTGTACCTTCAGTTACTTCTAAAATTTCATCTGCTGTGAAGCCCAGCTTGCTATATTCGATTTGGAGCTGTGCAACACTGCTTGCTGTAAATTTTGTACTTCCCCCCAGTTTAAGTGCTGACTGTTCAAGCTGTTTTAATTTTCCCCCAGTTGCCCCTGCTATTACAGATAAATTTTTAATGTTTTGCTCAAACTCAGCACCAATTCTAGTTGCACTTTTGAAAGCATCAACAAGTTTGCCTGCTCCCATAAAAGCTACAGTTACCAGCCCAGCCTTTTTTGCCAAGCCAGTTAATGATGAATCTACCTTTTTGGTTTTATCTTCAGCATCCTTTGCACCTTGAACTTCAAAAACCAGTCTAATTTTTTTAGCCATTATTCATGTCCATTTGTCTTTTTTGACAGTTTAACAATTCCTGTCTTATTATATTAAAATACCTTGACCTAATCACAGGAACTTCATCCAAAGTTTTAGCCAAAGGTATGTTATAATCCTGTGTAATTTGATATTCCTCAATTAACTCACCATAAAATGATTTTGCAAACAGCTTTGCATTACAAAAAAAGGGAATAGAATAATATAAAGACTGCCCTATGCTAAAATCCTTTTCCAACCCTTCTTTTATAATCCTGTCTATTTCCTGTTGAACATCTTTTTTTCCCTTAAACCAAATTCTCTTACCCAAAGTTGGTGAAGTGGCTTCATAGTTTATGCCACCCCATTCATTTGGGAACAAGCTTTCTTGCCACCCAAAAAAACTACACCATGTATATAAAGCCAGTTCCCATTCTACTTTTTTGACTTATTCAGCCCTAAGTATTCCATCAAAAAACTTTGTAAAATTGTGTCTACTTTAACCATTTGAAGCTCAGATAGTTTAGACTCTTTTTCAGTTCCTTCACCATAGCCAGCCAGCCTTCTAGTTTCCTCTAACATCTCATAGTATTTTTCTTGGTCTAGCTTATCGCCTGAAAAGCACAAGCTGTTAAGCATGTGGAGCTTTCTTCTTTCTCCAAATGTTATGTCGTTAATTTCCCAACTTTCCTTGTCTATTTTTACAGTTAGCATATTGTGTTACTCCTTTTGTTCTATTGTAACCTGTTTAAACAGTCTCTATGCAATTATTTGTATTAAATCACCTGAAGTGCTTGCAAGTCCCTTAACTGAAACATTGTAGAACATTGCATTAGCTTCATTAAAGTCAACAGCAGTGATAGTTCCATTAGCCATTTTAATTCCAAATGTGCTTGCACTTGCCCATGTAGCATGGTTTGAAAGTTCAAATGAAGCACTAGTGCCACCAGCCTTGTGTAGGTTATGAAGACCTGAAGTATTGTCATCTGCCTTAACCGTTGCATCAAAAGTAACACCTAATTCAGGAACAGCCCTAACAATGGCTTGAGGGTCTCCACTTGCATTGAAGCCAACAAATTCTGCAGGGTTTTCTAGTGTTAGTGAAATATCACTAATTACACAATCTGCAATACCAGCACAGGTTGTTTTAGCAGTCCACTGAGTCATTGAATAGTTTGTGGAGCTATAAGCTGTGGTGCTTGTTGGTTTAGCCTGCTCATAAGTTCCCTGACTGCCTGAAGCCCAAGTTCCTGAGATTTTAATTCTACCTGATTCAGTTCCCATAGAGCCAGTAATGTTTAAAGAAGTTAAAACACATCCTTTAAAAATCATAGAATGGTCATTGCCAGCTTCAGGGTGTGAAATTGCAACAGTGAAAGTGTGTAAGTTGTCACTTATGCTTCCAGTGCCTATTTGCAATTCAGGTGGTGTGTAATTGTAAGCCACATCATAACTAGCAGGGCTAGAGCCTACTGCAGTTGTTGTGATTGCTTGAAGCAGGAGTGGCAGAGTTGTTGAGTCTGCAGTGCCTGCAAAGCTGATTTCTTTTCTAGTTCCTTTTTCTTCTGTAAAAGCATCTGCTACCTTTGCAGTTCTACCTACACCATTTCTTACATCTAAGACTTGGCTGAGATTCAAAGAAGGGCTAGAAACAGAATCAACATTTAAGAGATTCATGGATGAAGTATTAGCTGTCCCAATAGTTGTTTCAGGTTTGAAAGCCAGTAAAAATTCCTTTGGGCTTAAAGCTTGTCCGTCTAGTGCCATTATTTATCTCCTTTCTTTTGTTTGTTTTCTGATTGTCCTTCAAGATAAGGCTTGAGTGTATCACTAACCTCATCTAGTTCTACTGCCTGACCATCATTCAAAGCTTCCCAATCTTCATAGCTTAAACCCTTATAGGAATCACTTGAGGGTATCATGCAGTCCTTTTTCTTTTTTACTTTTTGTTTAGAAGCCATTTATGTTACTCCTTATTTTAACTAACCACATCTTCAACTTTTGTGCTATAAGCCATTAAAGCCATGATTAGGTCACTTCTATTTTCTGTGTCATTTCTTGGTGGGTCATAATTCACACTATTAATTTTTCCATCAAACCAAAGTGTGTCCCTAAAATAAATATAATCTCTTGAAATTCTTGTTGCTGACCCAAACACTGTTGAAAACTGAGAAAAGGTTGTTGTCAGGGCAAACTTAGGAAAAACAAATTGCTTTTCTTCCTGACTAAAAGTTTTGTTCCATTCTCCAAAAGAGGGTGTGTTGTCAACAGTATAAGAAGCATTGTTTGTCAAAAGCTGTTTAGCTCTTTCAACAATTTTATTAACCGTATTCATGATTTTTTGGTGGTTTGCTCTTTCACCAAATCTGTTTCCACCCCTGTGCCAATAAAGTTTAATGTTTGCAGTAAATTCTCTAATCTGTGAATCTGTCCTAAGTTCAACAATATCAGAACTTACAGGCTCTATGGAAAAATACATTGACCTTCTTTGGTTAAACCCCCTGTCAAAATAAACTGGTAATTTAAACTCACCAGCCAGCAAGACATTTAAGCCTTTTGTAAAATCTTTAAATTGTTCACTGTGAGCTATCATTTATTTCTAAGCCTTTCAAGCTCTTTTTCTAAATAATTTATTTTTTCATTTTGTTTTACATCAAGTGGCAAGATTCCTGAGTTTTCCCAGTTGTCTCTCCATTCAAAATTTGCTTGCACATCCTTTTCTATAGAATCTAATCTGCTTTCAATAGACATAATTGAGTTGCTTAAATTTGCATAGATTAAAACAAGTGAGCCAATTCCTACAACAGCCTGAACCAGTGTTCCTAAAGAAATATTCATTGAGCTTGATTCTGATATTGGTTTTTCCATTTAAACCACCTCAAATGCTTTCACATCAAAATCAAAAGAAGCTATGTGTAAATCTTTTATGTCTTCTGATTCATCCCTAGAAGGTTGAACTGAATAATTAGAAAAATGTCCATCAGTGAAATAATAATTTTTCCCTGTTGAATAAAATTTAACATTTGAATTGTTAAATATTAATTGGCTAATTCTATCACCAACCCTAAAAAGAGCATTTAATGTTAAATCTTTTGAGTAATTTGGTCTTCTTAAATAATATCTAATATTAAAACCATAGTCTCTTATCTGTGCCTGTGGAACCAAATTCATTAGAAGGTCATCTTTTGTCTTTGTTATATTAAAGTAAGACGGTTTTCTATTAACATAGTTGTCATCAAAATAAACAGAAAAACCCCTAAACTCAGTTCTTATCATAGAAGCCAGTTTGTCTTGAACTTCTTTATAGGTTTGAAAATAGCTTACAGCCATTAATAATCACACCTTACAGCTTGCAATGTTTTAACTCCTGAGCCTGATTCTATTGGCTGTCCATCTAGCTCAATTTCCCACTCATCATTTGTGTAGAATTTTGAAGCTGTGCCTGAGCTTGCAGAGCTTACTGAAAATCTAATATAAGCTCCATAAGCTAAAGACTGATAAGAGCCATTTATAGGCTCATCTGTCACCACCTGCTCTACTTTTAATCCATTATCATTCTTAACATAAACACTGTATTTAATAGTAGTATTCTCACTGCCACTATTTAAACTTGCACCTGAGCCTGAGTTGCCATCATCAGAAATAACAACCTTTACTCTGTCCCAATCTACATAAGGTGCGTTTTTACCCATCATAACATCCACTATTCCACCTGTGCTTGAGCTGTTATAGGCTATTCTTTTAACAACTCCACTTCTTTGTCTGTCTGTTGTCTCATCCCACAGTGGGATTTCACCAGCCTTAATTAAATTTAAAAGCCCAGTGTTTGTTTCTTCATTATAAACAACCCCCTCAATTCTCATAGCCTTTTCAAAATCATAGGGCTTGATAATCGTAGCCACAGCTAAATGACTTGCACACTTAACTATAATATCTTGATAGGTTCCAGTAGATTCTGTTCCTTCGTCACCTGACAATCTTCTGATAGGTTTATTAAGAAACTCTCTAATGAAACTACTACTACGGTCAACTGCTTGACGTTTCGTTGTTTTCCAATCCAAACCAGCTTCATAAAAATGCTCTGTAGCAGGGTCTAATGCACTTGCCACATAAAGCAAGTCTGCATCTTCATCATAATACCACTCTGAATCTGAGTCAACAGCACCTGAAGAAGATTGAGCAGAACCTAGCTCTTGTCCATCTCTATAAAGGACAGAAACATTGCCAGTTCCACCCACTTTGTAAATAATCCCTGAAGACTGGACAAATCCTTCCAAAGCCCTTCTGACATTATAAGAATTTAAGTTTGGTTCAATTACTTGTAAGTCATCTGTGACATTACAAAAGGCTTCATAATATGTACTTGCCATTATGCAACTCCTGCTATTTCTCCTGAAGTAATTATTTCAGGAAGTTCAATGTTTTTTATCATGTAAATTAATTCACTTGCTATAAGGGGGTCTCCCTCTTTTTCAAATTGTTCTGCCACTTCTTTTAATATGACCAACTGCTGAATAAAAGTTAATTCTGTAAACTGTAATTCAGGCATTTATCAACTCCCCATTAAAGCTGGTCACACCATTTATAATTGTTAAAACATTTAAATTAAAATTGCCATCATTAAAAATGTCTAAAACCCCTACATTGTGTGTCCAATTTGTTTGTCTGTTTTTTAAAAATTCTTTTTCCATTTTACATAAGCATCCCATAGAATAAGCCATCTTAGCACCTGTCAAATGAGTCACCACTGACTTCATACAATCATGGGTGTGTCCATAAACTACATTTACACCCAAATTAAGAACATGGCTTCTAGTGTGATTAATTCCACTATAATGCCCACCATGATAAGCATAAAGTTTTGAGCCTAAGATTTTTATATACTTCCCATAAGGGTAAGCTTTATAGCCCCTGTCTTTTATCTTAAATGCGTTCATGGCTGTGTATTCTTTTAAATATGGATTTTCTTCCACAAAATTATCAAACCATAACTCATGATTGCCCATTGTTAAAATCTTTGTTTTTACTCCTGCTTTTTTACAAGCTTCATCCAACCTGTCCAATCCTTTATTTACCTGCTCAATTTCTTCCTTTATTGCAGGTAGTTGATACTCCAATGGGGGTCTTTTCTTTTTTGACCATTGCCAGTGGGAAACACTACTGCCCTCAGCAAAATCACCTAATAGCAAAAATGCTGAAGGCTTAACCTTTTTTAAAACATTCATAGCACATTCCAAAGCTTTTTCATCATGCTGTGGGAAGTGAATATCAGGAAAAATCACTACAGTTTCCTTTATTTTCAAATATGCTTCCCAACTATTTCCATGAAGTGTGCCACCGTTCCAGCTCCACCTTCAGTATTGTAAACCCTTTTCCATGTGTTTGCCATTTGAGAAGTTGTCTTCCCTAATGGTTTGGGGTCTCTCCAATACTTTAAGCGACATAAAATAATCGCCACTACCATGTTTGATTGTAAAACCCTTCGCCACCTCAATCTGTCTGTGGACATCCAAAGACTAAGTGGGGTGTCTGAGACCTCAGCACATTTCTTAGCTAGTGGGATGCGAAATGCTAAATAGTTTTGAACACAATCTATTGCAGTATCAACTTCAATTTGCCAGTAAGACAAAGCTATTTCTGAGCCAATCTGTTTTATGTACTTATATCTACTTTCTACCAAACCAGTGGCTAACACTAACTCCACAGCTTCAGGCTTTGAATATCTCTTTCCTAGCCTGTTTAAACTGTCTGCAACCAAATCTTTTATTTGACTGAGAGATGTTGACATTTTTTTATCCGTCATAATCTTCCAAAAACATCTTAACATCTTCTAGCATTTTGTCATCTTTTTTGCTCTTAGTAGCTTTAACAGCTTGCTCTAAAACCAAAAAAAGTAATTTCTTTGCACCAATTTTTCTGACCGTTGCCCTAATAATCCTACCAAACATATTATTTTCCTTTATTTGACATTTGTTGAACTAATTTCCTTAAACCATCAAAGACAACATCTAATAAAATATCATCTTTGTCCGTTGGGGAAAGCTTAACCAGCTTTTCTAAAGTGTAAAAGCCTATTAAGACATATTCCCAGTTTGCTTGCAACCATTCCATTTAATTGCTCCTATTTTATTCTAAATCCAAAGAAAGAACCAACAAAGGCAGTGATAGTAAATAACACTGTTCCCACTGTTTTGACTTGCTGTATTTCTTCCTTATTTCTATAAATTTGGTCTATGTGTTTTTGGTCTTTCTCCATCTCATCCTTCATCCAATTCACATTGGTTTCAATTCTTTCTACCTTTCTTACAAGTGCTTCAAAATAATTTCCAAAATTATTATCAGTCATAAACTTTACCCCTAGTCTTTCCATTTTCTATCCACTGTGCTTTCAAGAGAATCAAGCTTCTCATTGATTGAATCCCTGTAGGTCTTTGTAGTGGTGTCGGATAAATTGAACCTGTCAATTAATTTTATTAAAATTTGTTTACACTCCTCAATTTGCTTAGATAATGAGCTAGTCATGTATCTAAGAGTGAAGACTAGGGCAACAGCTAAAATTGCCATTACCCCTAGTCTTTCAATAGCTAAGTTTACTATTTCGCTACTTGGCATCCTCTTTCTTATCCTTTTCACTTTCAGAGTCAGAAGCTTTTAAGCTTTCCACAAACAAGCTTTTAAACCTATCCATGCCAACATTCAACTGGTCTAGGTTGAACCTAGTGGTGTTGATTTTTCTGTTTAAGTCTTGCATGTGAACAAAGTAAGTTTTCTGCTCATCTGTTAAATCTTCAAACTTATATTCTTTGTCATCCACTGTAATTATAGCCTGTGGGTCTGTCTTTTTTTCTGCCTTTGGGGCTTCTACTTTTGTCATTTTATTTTCCTTTTTTTGTTTGACATTTGTTGATTTTTCTCCATGTTTTTCTACTGTTTTTTTGTGTTTCTATTATACATAATTGTCAAAGATAATTTACTAAGCTTCTCCTCATGAAAATCGGTTTTATCACTTTTTAGTGTCATAATACCTTTACACCAAGAAAGTCCCATATTCAGGCTATTAGACCCCTTAAAAGGCATTTCAGTATTTGGGCTAAAATGGCTCATTTTAGGGCTTTTTTAAACCTAATTTTTGCATTAATGACCTATTTTCAATTTCTAAATTTTGTACTTTTTCAGCTTCCAAATTTGCCATTTTTTGATTCAAAACAGTGACCTCAGAATGAAGCTCAGTTAACCTTAATTCCAATGAATTAAATTGAAGCTGTGCCTGATACCATGACCCAGTTATTACAAAAATTAAGAATCCAACCTTAATCAACATGGCTACGGAAAGGCTAATTGTGCTATCTGCATTCAAAGCTTTATTCATGTCCATTGTTGATTTTTTGAGCTTCTATGTAAAACTTTTCAAAGTCCAATCTAGTAGAATCAATTTGAATCATAATCTGAGCCATGATTGAGTCTGTTTCAAACATTTGCCTAGCAATGTCTTCTCTAGCTTGTCCAATATGAAATTCATCTGAGCATGTTATGCAAGCCAATAAAATTGACAGCAATAGTGCAAAGAAAAAAAAGCCATTCCAAAAACGGTCTGCTTTTACAAAAATGCTGTTATAGTCTTTTTTAACCATCATTCCGTCTTTGATTGTTAAATGTATCTTGCTGAGACATGTCTTCTATTGGGTATGGGTTATTTATTTCCATATCTACAGAATCGCTTGGAGCATAATAAACTGGGATTCCTAACTTCTGTTCTATCTTCTTCACAGTAGGCTCAAGTTTTCCAAAATAATCTGCTGTTAAAATGGCTAAAGCGACTATGCAATGTGCATAAAAACTTCCCATTAGTATCCTATCTCAAATATGAAAGCAATGGCTGTCCATAATCCAAATACAGCTAAAAGTCTTGCGTATAGATTTCCGAATTTTTGATTATCCACAATAAATATATGAATAGACTGGAGAGTTTTCATCCCCATCTTCCATAGCCTTTCCTACTGTGCTTGACCTCATTATGTCATCTGACTGTTTTGTTAATTTTCCAGCAGTAGCAGATGTACAAAGTAAATCACCTGCTGAGACTGCCCCATCTACAATAACTCCAGTTACAGAACAATCTGTTTGCTTATGAATCGTATCTCCCAATGCTAAGACTGCATGACCATATCCATCAGTTTCATTGCAAGCATCTCCAAAACTATCTTCAACTTTCCAACTCTGTCCAGCATATATCCCAACACAAGTTTTTTCATTTGCTGAACTTGTCCTTACAATTTTTCTATTAACTAATTTAACAGATTCTCCAACTTCCAAGTCCGTTTCGTCTGTTTTGTAAATATGGGTTCCTGAAAAAGATTGAGAACCAACAACAGTTCCACTATCGTCTGCTGATGGGTCTGCATTACTAATTCTAAGGTCTCCAGTATCATCGCACCAATTTCTAAAAAGACCAACACCTTGATTTACCCAAGTTAATCCAACCCTATCTTCATCAGAGCCACATAAAAGGTTTGAAACCCATAAAGGCTGGTTGGAATCGCTTCCCTGAAAAAGTGCGATTGCGTCATGGTCTCCAGCATTTTGTTTTACTACTTGAAGGCTTACGTTTGTACCCCAATTATAAACCCTTAATACTTCTTGGTCAAAATTTGAATTAGTTGCCTGTATTACTACTAATGGCGAATCTTGGTCTGTGTTATTATCTGAAGAAATGAGTAAAGCAGACTCATCTGAACCAGTATTGTCTATATACAGAGCATCATCATCATGGTTGTTGTCTATTTTTATACCATTGACGGATGCATTTGTTACTATGCTTAACATTGCCTCTGATGGGTCAGTATCATTAATTCCGACCCTGCCATACTCATCAATTCTCATTGACTCACTAACTGTACTTGAGTTAGTGCCAGGCGAAACACCAAAAGTAAGATTTCCGTATCCATCATTTGAATCTTCAATGTATGTAATTTTACCTACTGGGTCATTAGCATTTGAATTTCTAATTCTAAATTCTATAGTAGCACTATGAGGAGTGCCATCAGAACTTGCAGTATTGTCTATAATTAACTGTGAATCATTAGCAGCGTTTGCGATATGTAATGGTGAAGCAGGCGAAGTAGTACCAATTCCGACATTGCCTTCTGAGGTAATCATCATTTTTACTGTGGTTGATGATGCACCAATAGCAGCTGTTCTGAAGAACAAATCTGTACCATACTCATTATCAGCATCCCATGCTTCAGCAGCTTCAGCAGAAATAATTGCACCTACTCCCCAATGTGTATTATTACGAGTACCTCCAAAATGGACTTGCCCAAGAGCTTGTGTATCAGAAAATGATGTATCATAATTACTTAGAAGTAATATACCAGAATCTTCAGAAGTAGATGTTCCATCATTTACATGGAGCATAGCTTGTGGCGATGTAACGCCAATTCCGACATCGCCTGACGCTGATATAGTCATACGTTCACTTGCTGAAGTTGCACTTGTTGGTGTAGTATAAAAACCTAATTGAGTTGGATGAGAACTACTACTCCAAGCACCCCCTCCTTGTGCTGTCGTTGGTACGCTTGCCCTTATATAAGCTGAATCATTATCTTCACCTGAATCAGAATCCTGTCCTCCAAAAGCAAGAACTCCAAGACCCCAGCCATTTGCATCAAAAGACCCAGCAGATTTATCTCTTGAAATATGTATTGAAGGCATACCTGTACCTTCTACATTCAACTCTGCACTTGGCGAAGTAGTCCC